CGAACAGCACCGCCGTGGACGGCAGGCCCATCACCGCCGCGTTGTAGGGGTCCAGCCAGAAATCCTCGCCCGAGACGAGCGTCGTGCCCGGGCTCTCGGCATCGACGTCCACGATCACCGAGGTGAGGGCGATCAGGCCCGCCTCCAGATCCAGCCGGTAGCCGCCGCCGACCGTGTGGGGTCGGAAATTGGGGCCCTGGGGATCGTAGTAGCGGGTTACGGGCGAGGCGTCCGCCAGAAACGGCCGCCAGCCCGTCTCGCTCTCCCACTCCGACCGCGCCGCGGCGGTCGCCTCCTCCAGCGACAGGAAGGAGAGCAGGGCGGCCATCTGGACGTCGGTCAGGATGCCGAGGGCGCGCAGGTAGCTCTCCAGGTCCGCGGCCTGAGGATAATTCGCGTGCGCCGGCATGGGCTACGGCTCCACCTCCGACCAGGTCGGCGTGGCCGGCGAGAGGGACGTCTGCTCGTAGAGCACGCCGTTCGTGGTGTCGCAGAGCAGTTGCCCGTAACGGGCGCCGCGGTAGCTGCCCCGCACGCCCGGCGTCACGGTGCTGACGGCCACCGCCGGGCTGACCCCCCCGGTGAGGGCCGAGGCCGCCGTCATCTCCGTCAGATTCAGGCCGCCGAGATCGTTTTGAAACCGCACGTCGATCGCCGTGGTGGGAAAGGGCCCGCCGGAGCAGGCGACGTCGCCGGCGGCGATGGCCGCCAGCGCCTCCAGCGCCGCCTGCACCTGGGCGGCGGTGGCGTTGTAGGGGATGGCCGCCGTCGTCTGCCCGGCGTAGGTGAGGGTGATCGAACCCCCCGTGGGCCCGCCGGTGATCGTCACCCGCTGCACCTCGTCCACCCCGCTCGCGGGCACGCCCGCGAGCGGCAACGGTTGTGCGAGCGCCGGCACCGCCACCTACGGCCTCGCTCTCTGAAAACGCGTCGCGTGCCCCTGGTTCTGAAGCCAGCGCGAGAGCGCCTGGGCGCTGGCGACCACCTCGGCGAACACCTGGCCGCTGGCGTGACCGAGCTCCCGGCTCGCGGCGATGGCCGCCTCCGCCTCCGGTCCCGTGAGATCGATCTCGCATGCCGCGAGCTGCGCGTGGACCTGCTCGATCTCCGCCAGGCTCCGCATGATCGCATCCGATGCCAGGGCCAGACGCCGGCAGAGGAGCAGGATTTTGCCCTCGTCAGGCATCGGATTTGTCCTTTTCCGGTCCTTTGACCGCCTTGTGACGGGGCGGGCGTCCCGGTTTCCGCCGGGACGCCGTTTTACCCGTCGCCGCGGAATCCTCCTCGCTCTCCGCGGTCGCGGGCGGCGGGGGCGCCGCGGCGGGCGCGTCCTCCCGGGCGGGCACGTCCTCCCGGGCGGGTGCGTCTTCCGGGGCGGGGGCGGGAGGCGCTTTTGCCGCGGCCGCCCGGACGTTCCGCTCGTCCACGGTGACCGTGGCGCCGCTCTCCAGGAGCACGCGATAGGCGCGTCGCGTCGCGTCGCGCTCCGTGACCACCCCCGCGCCCCATCCCGGCACGATCACCGCGTCTCCCGGCCACAGGTCGCTTTTCATGCGATTCTCGGGCTTCTCCGCCTCACCGGCCGGCCCCCCGGAGCCCGCGGTCTCCACCGGGGCCGGGGGCTCCACCGGGGCCGGCGGCTCCGGGGCCGCGGTCTCCACCGGGGCCGGGGGCTCCACCGGGGCCGGGGGCTCCGGGGCCGGCGTCTCTCCCGGGGCCGGGGGCTCGTCGGCCCCTCCCTCGCGGCACACCTGTTCGGCCAGAACGGCCAGTACGGAGCCGCTGTCGAGCTGGACGGCGCAGGTCTCGATGGCGACGATCCTGCCCCGTCCCGCCCCTTCCACGCGCACGCGCGTTCCGGGCGGCAGTTTTTCCATGGGGATCCCTTCCGTGGCGCCCCGGACGACCCGGCCGGGAGACGCGGCCCGCGGCCGGGGCGGGAGGATAATGGTGAGGGCCCGGGGCGAAGTCCCACCGGCGCGCGCGCGCCGGTGCAGGGCCGCCGTCGCCTCCCGCATGGAAATCTCCGCTCCCTTAGCCGCCCAGGCGGACAGAGAGAGTACCCGAGGGCCCGTCATGGAGTCGGGGCCTCGTTGCCCGAGACGGCTCCCGGAAGCCCGTTCCCGGGAGCCGTCTCGGGCGACGTCCGAAGGATCCCTCCCTCGGCGTCAAAGCGGTCCCCCGGCTCCATCCCGTATCGGGGACGGACGAGCGCCTGAAAGAGCGCCCAGAGCTCCTGGGCGTGGGCCATCTCCCGCTCCGCGGCCGTCATCCGGGCGCAGAGGAGGCGGAAAGCGGCGAGTTCGGGCTCGTCGAGCCGGGCAGGGAGCTCGGCCTCCCGCGGGACCGGCGCCGGGCCCGCCCCGTTCCCGGACGTTCCCGGGCCCGCGATGTTCGGCATGTCTCTCGTCGTTCCCATCAGTTGAGCGCCTCGATGGCGGCATTGGTCGCCGTGATCGTGTTGCCGGCGTCGGCCGTCCCCCACTGCACGGTCAGGTCTATCGCCTGCTGCGCCGTCGTGTCGATCGTCGTGGCGGCGGTCGCGAGAACGGCGATGATCTTCCAGTTCGTCGCCCCCGCCGTGCCGTACCGGAGATGGCCCTGGGCGAACACGCTGCCCGTCACACCCGTCGTGCGACAGGTGATCGTGCCCCAGAACTCCCATCCGGTGTCCGTGACGGCGGCGTTGGCGACAGCGCCGCTCGTCGCCACCGTCGCCCCCCCCAGCTTGAGGCGAAAGGTGAGGTTCGGCGTGCCGGTGATGGACAGAAACCCCGACGCGTACACGCGGATCGTCTTCCCGGCCACCAGGTAGTTGCCGCCGAACTGGCCGAGCGTCCTCTGGCCGACCCCCGTCGAAAAGAGGGTCGTCTCGGTGGTCGAATTGGCGACGGTCTGGCTGGCCGTCTGGGTGAACAGCACCATCGGCACCGTGTGGACGGTCGAGCCCACAAAGCACTGCCAGGCGTTGCGCGCCGACTCGCGCCAGAAATCGCCGGAGTTGAGCTGCCCCCCCAGGGGGTGCGTGATCGCGGCGAAGTTGGTCATCCCGCCGTCCCGCACGAGAAAGACGGCCGAGCCGGCGTCCCAGCAGCGGAGGATGTCGCTCGTCGTCGCGCCGTTACTCGCCCCCAGGGCGCAGGACGCGGTCAGGCCGTCCGGCGCCTGGCCGAGGCCAAAAAAGCCGCCCATGTTCAGGCCGGTGCCGCTCGCGGCGTTGCCCACCACGCCAAAGCACCGGGTCGCGGCGCCCGTGGCCGAGCCCCAGACGGCATAGGCGCTCCCCGAGTGGGCGGAGGACATCTGGCTGGCGATCCCGCGTACGGGGGAGCTGCCGGTGTAACCCGCCGCCCAGTCCACGCGGAACCCCTGCTGCTCGAAAGCGGAAGAGCCGGCCCCCGTAACCCCGAGAGTGACCGCGAAGCGGTTCGCGGTGAGGACGGAGGGCATGGTCGTCGTGATCGCGAGCGCCGGCCGGCTTTCGGTGAGCTGAAGCGGGACCATCTGCACCTCGCCGCGGGCGAACACGTTGAACACGTTCGTCCCGGCCGCGCCGGTGTCGACATCGTCCAGCCACTCGGCGTAGAAATGCGTGCCCGTCGTGCCCGTCTTCTGGCTGCCGAAACTGTTGCCGATCCGGGTGCGGCAAAAGATCGGTCCGTAGGCGTCCTGGCTGTAACTGCCCGTCTGGGGATCGCTCGTCAGCAGGGTCACGTCGTGGGGGTTCCCCGCGCGATCGGGATGCGTCCGCCAGAATTTGACGTCCTGGTTGACCTCGCACTCGTAGAGGATCGAGCTGTCCGCTCCCGAATGCGCCGCGCCCTCCGCGCCGTCGGCGGTGTTGTCGTCCCAGGTGGACTGGTGATAGCCACCGGCGCCGCCGAAATCGTGGACGAGCCGGAAGGTGGTCGAGGGCAGCTTGCGCCGGTACAGCTTGCGGGAGGAGGTGCCGCTCCGGGCGTAGGGCACGACGACGCGCACGGTGTTGTTCGTCGCCACGACCTGCGCTTCCGGGGAGAGGGAGGACTCCCCCGTGGAGGCCGTTTCCGAGTAGGCGTAGGCGTAGGTACCGTTCAGCACGCCGGCGCCGTTGGTGCTCGGCGTCGGCGCCGCCGCGGGCGCCCCCAGCGCCAGTCCCCGCCCGGCGCGCAGGGGCGTGGCGGCCGTTGCCGCCCCGATCGTGACGGCGCCGGCGATCTCCGTCGTCCCGCCCGACGCCACGCGGAACACGCGGGTGCCGTCGGAGTGGAACCGGAGGAAATCGTAGGTGGACTGCCCGGAATCGTCCGAGATCGACAGGTAGGTGCCGCCCGCGCCGATGACGTGGCTGCCCCCGCCCATCGTCAGATAGGCCGTCCCGTCGGGCACGTTGGCGTCGTAGTTGGCCGAGCCCGCCAGGGGCGTGTAGGCGCTGCCCTCGACGCTGATTTTGAGCTGGCCCGCGAGGGTGTCGTAGTAGAGCCGGCTCTCCCCCGGCCGGGCGGGATCGGGAGCCGTTCCTCCCGGGTGGGAGAAGGCGAGATACCCGTTGCGGACCTCGACCTGTTTGGTGACGATTCGCTGGCTCATGGAGAGGGACCGTTTTTCAAAGCCGTTGCCCCACGGCGCGGCGCCGGCACGGTCTCCCGCGGACACGGGGCGCCGCCGTCAGTTGAGCAGTTCAAAAAGGGCGTTCGTGGCGGTCATCGTGTTTCCCGCGTCCGCCACCGACCACTGCGCGGTGGCGTCGAGGACCTGCGCCGCCGTGGTGTCCACCGTCACCGCGGCCGTCGCCGCCAGCGGCACGAGGTTGGCCCCGTAGCGAAAGCATCCCTGCGCGAAAACGCTTCCCGAGGCCCCCGTCGTGCGACAGGTCAGGATGCCGTCCAGCTCCCACCCCGCCTGGCTGGGCGTGCCGACCTGGGCGACGGCGCCCGTCGTCGCCACGACCGTGCTTCCCAGTTTCACCCGGACCGTCAGGTTCGGGTTTCCGGTGGAGGAGAGCACGCCCCAGGCCCGGACGCGGAGAGATTTCCCCACGACCAGGCTGCCTGCGGCCAGCGTTTTGCCCCCGGTGATCGTGCCGAGCAGGCTCGTCTCGCTCGTGCTGTTCGCCACGGTCGCCGAGGCGGTCATCGTGCCCAGCACCCGGGCCAGCGCCGCGTAGGCGTCGCCGTCGAGGGACAGGGAGACCCGCCGCCCCGCCGTGTCGTAATAGGCCCGCGCCCGCCCGGCCGGCGCCACGGACGGCGCCGCGCCGGACAGCATGAGCTCCAGGGCGTTTCTGAGGGAGAGAATCTGACGCAGGATCGCCACGGCTGTTCACGTCGGCTCCTGACGGTCGCTCCGGGCTCCTTTTGTCCGGGGCCAAAAGGAGCCTGGAGTGACCGTCAGGAGCGGCCTTCCCGCTAGGCCGGTAAGGCCAGGTATCCGCCCAACCCGCGCTCCGCCGTGGTGTCCGGCGCCTCCTCCGGCCGGGAGAGGATGGCAAGAATCGTCAGGAACGTCCCGTTCGTGCCGTCTCCGGCCGTCGCGCTGACGTCGATGTACTGCTTGCGGCCCTTGAGGTCCACCTGAAAGGCGAAAATCTTGTTGTCGTCGTCATCCTGGGGCAGGCGGCCGTCTCCCGTCGTGCCGGAGGCGATCAGGCCCGTGATGTCGGTGTGCCCGGAGCCCGACGTGTCCGACTCCGTCAGCTTCCAGGCGACCATATCCACGTCCGTGGCGCCCAGCAGGCCGAGCACCGTCAGCCAGCGAAACCCCCGCGTGTCGATCTCGGTCGTCGTGAACGCCGCGTTGTCAACGATCGCCGCCGGGGGCGTGACGAGCACGAATTTACAATCCGCAAGAGGGATCATGGTCACTCCTTGAGGACGGCTCCAGGGCTTCCGGCTCTTTAAGCAGGGGCTCAAAGAGGAGCCGGAAGCCCTGGAGCCGTCCGTCTCTAGCTGGCCGCGGTGGCGATGGCGACGATGGGGCCCGGCTCGCGCTCCGCGGCGACGGCGGAGGCGTTGCCGACGTCGTGGACGTTCACGTCAAACCGCTCCGTCGCCCGGATGACGAGCAGATCGTTGGCGAAATCCGAGTGCTCGGAGAGCGCCAGCGTCATCCCGCGCCGGTCGCCGAAGGACGCCGCCTGGTCCAGGTCCCCAAAGAAAACGGGGATCGAATCGTTGCTCTCCACCCGCGGCATCGCCTGGGAGATCGCCACGGGATAACCCAGGAACATCGGCGTCCGCACCCCCGCGATCACCTCGGCGCCGGGCGAGCCGCCCTGTTCCAGGATCAGGCGGAGCATCGTGGAGAAATAAAACGTCCGCGAGCAGAACCAGGCGGTCCGCATCGTGTTGGCGTACTCGGGCAGCCGGGCCAGCGCCTGGGTGAAATCGGTGAGCTGCCACTCGCTCCAGAGGTTGCCGCTGGCGACGACGAGGCCGGCGATGTTGGCGCGGGTCGAGGAAAGGCCCAGGATTTTCTGGGTGACCCCCGTCATGCCGTGGAAGGTCGAACCGCCGTCGCCGGTAAAACCGCATTCGTCCTCTTTTTTCGCCAGAGCCCAGGCGATGTCCTCGACCAGGCGATCGGCGAGCATGATCGCGTTGTCCTCGTCCAGCTCCGTGCTGCGCTTGGTCAGCGCCGCCCATTTTTTGGCGACCAGGTTGATCTGGTCAAACGTCATGTCCGAGGGCGTGATCGCCTGGCCTTCTCCCACGGGATAGACCGTGATGTGGCCCGCGCGGCGGGGGATGGTTTTGGCGTCGGAGGACATCGGCTCCGTGCGGGCGTAACGGCGAAAAACGCCGTACCGCTCGCGGAGGTCGATCAGCGTCGGCTCAAATTCCGGGGGGACGATATAGCCGCCGCGCTCCGCCACGCCCTCGTAGGCGACCTTGACCTCCGGGGGCAGGAACTCCCAGCCGATCCCCCGCGCCTCGCAATAGGCCCGCGCCTTGAGGTTGGGTTCATGGGGATTGGAGAACTTCCAGCAGAGCCACATCCCGAACCGCTCCGCCTGCTCGGCGGCGGAGAACTCCTTGACCTCGCCGCTCGCCGTCACCAGCTCGCGGGGCACGAAATTTTTGACGGTGTAGCCGGCGGCGCGGGCACGAACGGGATGGAAGGGGGTCTTCTTCTCCCCCGGGGGCGCGCCCTGGCCGGAGGGGTGGGGGATGGCCGTCGCGGCCGTGGCGAGCAGGGAGGCGCGGGCGGCCGCCCGTGCCTCGATCTCGGCGTGTTTTTTCTGTTTCTCGATGTCCGCGACGAGGGCGTCGAGCTCGCCGTCGAGCGCGAGCAGCCGCGCCTCTTCGTCGGCGGTGAGCTCGCCGCTCTTTCGCTTCTCGATCAGCGCGGCGAGCTCCGACTGTTTCGTCTGGAGCGTCTCCAGAAGCTCTTTCAGCCTGGGGTCCATACTCAGTTTTCTCCGATCGCCCCGACGAGCGCGAGCGCGCGGGAGCGGGATTTCATTTTCAGTTCCAGGAGGGTGACATCCAGGGCGGTCCTGGGGGCGGTTTTTTCCACGAGGGCGCCCCACGCCCGGTAGACCGCGCGGAGCTGCTCGTGGCGCTCCCTGGAGAACGGGGAGCGCCCCTGTTCCATGCGGAGCGCCCGGATGCTCTCGGCGCGGGGGATGCAGTTCTCGGCGTCTGTAAGCAGTCGGAGAAGCTGCTGATCGAACCGGGCGGCCGTAAGCGCCGGCCCCGGCTCGGGAAAAAGCTGCTTGTACTGGGCCTCCATTTCGGCCCGGGCGTCCTCGTCGCCGGCGAGGGCGGCGAGCATGGCGCCCAGCGCCCGGACGCAGAGCGCGTGAAACTCCATGATTGCGGCGTCGATCTCCGCGACCTTCTCCTCCGTCGTCCGGTCCACGCCGTCGTGGCTGAAGAGAATGGTATAGATCGCCCGGTAGAAGAGGGAGTCGCAGGCGTCCCGCAGGGCGGCGAGGGTCATCTCCTCCTCGGCGTACTCCCCCAGGTAGCGCGATTTGGCGCGCTCCGGCGTGGGGGGAGCGCCGGACTTGACCGAGAGGACGGCGGTGGCGGGGTTCATGCCCCAGAGGACGGGGCTCCACTCATACAGGGTGGCGCGCACCAGCTCGTTGGCCCCGTCCCGGGCGCGGCGCTCCTCCTCGGGCGCGTAGCCGATGGAGAACTGGTCCAGGATGCCGGCCTTGATATTGGAATAGGCTTCCCGGCCGTCTTGCGTCTCCAGGTTGAACCGGCCCTTGACGTAGAGCCCGCCGTAGTCCCGGATCGAGGGGGGCAGGAGGGGGTCTCCGGGGGCCAGCTCGCGCGCCTCCAGCGTCCGGGCCACGGGCCGCGTCCAGTCGTGGTGGAGGCAGCCGTACGGCTTGCGGCGGGCGAGGGAATCGGCAAAGGCCCCCAGGCAGACGCGGTCGCCGCCGTGGTCCACGATTCCGAAAACGTTGACGATCGCCTCGATGACCCCCTGGTCCTCCAGGGTTTTCACGTCGGTGACCGGGCATGTGAGGTGCTTGCGTTTCATGGCCGCCTTGAAAAGCCGCCGTTATCGTGCGGAAAAAATGGGGGCCGCGCATCCCATGGAGGCGCGGCCCCGTCAGCCCGCAGGATAGGAGTTTGATGCATCCGACAAAAGACGCGCCTTTCGCGCGGGGAGAACCCGCGCGGGCGGCACGTCGCCCGCCGGATGCCGGGGAGAGGGGTCGAGCCTCGCGGGCGCCTCACTCGACTTACGCGCCCGCCGCGCCTTCACGGTGTTCCGGTCCACCGCGCGTCCCCGGCATTTGCGCGTCACGGCGCGGGGAGGTGAAACCCCTCCAGCCCGCTCTCCGTGCGCTCGCGACAGCGACAGTTGACGAGACACTGCGTGGCGTTCATGCCCACGTGAAACGGTATCTCCGAGATCAGCCAGGGAGACGCCGCTTCCATCTCGGGACAGTCGGGACAGCTCGCCTCGTCCTCCAGGCACTCCCACCAGAGAAGCGTGTCCTGGGGAAGGGTGAGAAAAAACGCCTCGTTGGCCGTTCCCACCAGGCGGCTGCTGTAGGACGCGGCGCGGCGCGCCGCGCGCCCCCCCTGCCGCACGCCGTCCGCCCCGGTGTAGACCCCGGCCTCCAACTGCTGCCGGAAGGGTGCAAGGTGCCCGTGCTCGCCCTGCACGACGATCTCGGCAAAGCGCCGGTCGTCGTCGTCCTCCGGCGCGTCGTCGCCGCCGTGCGTGCGGCCGATCACGACGGCACGGGTGTGGGCGGCGAGGAGGACCTCGTCCATCGCCTCGGTGAAGGATCGCGCGGAGAGGAGCCCCTCGCCCCACTGCTCGCCCAGATCGAGGAGTATCATCCGCGTCTGCACGTAGAGGTCCGCGAAATCGGCATGGGCTCCCACAGGCGTGTCGCCCCGTTGATCGGCGGAACGTTCCATGCCGGGGTCATACCCCGCCTCCGGCCGTCAGCGCATGGCGCCGCACCTCCGCCTCCCGGGCGCGGTCCCGCCATTTTGCCCCGATGGCCGCTTTCAGAGCGATGGGCTCCAGGCCGGCGGCTCCGGCCTCCGGGCCCGAACCGGAACCCCGGAGCCCGGAGCCGGGATCCATGCCGGCCGCGCGGGTGGGGGAGGCCGGCTCGTTCCCCAGCGCGCCCGCCTCCCCGCCGCGCGACGGATAGAGTGTGTCCCCGCCCTCGATCGGCTCCAGGCCGACCTGCCGGCGCGCCTCATTGGCCGTCAGCCACGGCCCGCCCACCGCCCGGGCCAGCCGCTCGTAACGCTCCTTGACCGCCTCCTGCAGGCAGCCCACCTCGCCATAGTCGCGAGCGAACGCATCGTCGGGACGCGCCCCCAGGACGTCCGCCATCAACTGATGGGTCAACTGGCTGTTGATCGACTTCTGCAGGGGGATGAGGGTGTTCTCGTAGGCGGCTTTGCGCGCCTGTTCGTAGTTGGCATAGGTGCGCGTCTCCGAGGGCAGCCCGACCGCCATGGGATCGATGCCCATGGCGGCGCAGATGCGCGAGATGTTCAGCCGCGACAGGGAGTCCGTTTTCAACTGCTCCGGGGAGAACGACAGGAGCGTCACGTCGATCGGGATCGTGCTCGCCAGCGGCTCGCCCCGCCGGTCGCCCGTAAATCGCTCGCGCCAGAGCTTCTTGAGCGCGTCCGATTGGTCGGGCGTGAACCCCGTGCCGGCGTCCCGCGGCGAGAACACGGCGCCGGGAATCCCCATGTTGCGGAGCAGGCTCGCGGAGAAGTTCCGCTCCTCATTGTCGTTGCAGATCGAGCGGAGCTCCCCCGCCAGGGGATGGATCGCCTTGCGGGGGTTGGCGGGATCGAGCGGCCAGCGGGGATTTCTGAGGTGGACGATCTCCTCCCCGGCATAATCCGTCGTGCCGGCGTCGTGCCAGTAGCGATACCCGGAGATAAAGTCCGACCCATCGACGGGCCACAGGGGCGTCATCTGAAAGTGCGGCACATAGACCAGGCCGACGACGTTGCCCGCGGGCGCCCGCTGCTTGAACCAGTAGGCGTTGCCGTCTCCCGCGAGCAGGGAGAGGAGGGTGCCGCCCCAGAGAACCGTATCGTCGTAGTGGGTGTTCGGCCGTGCCAGCAGAGAGAGCGCCGGGTGCTGCTTGAGTATCTCCGGTGGCCCGGCCCGGCGGGGCCGGGCCACCACCATCTCCGCCTCCGGCCAGGTGCCGCAGACCCAGCCGAGGACCGTCATCACGACGCCCGAGAGCCAGGTGATGCCCGCCTCTCGCGCGTAGTCGTAGCGCGTGCCGGGCAACAGGCCCAGCGGGCCCCAGAATCCGGGAAAGGTTCCGCCCCAGCCCGAGCCCCCGTAGCCGGGAAAACGGAACTGTTTGGCGACCCCGCGGGCGATGGAGCGCCGCAGCCTAGCGAGAGCGGGCACCCGTGTCCCTCGTCCCCAGGAGGGCGAACCAGAGCGCGGCGAGGAGCAGCAGCGCCAGCCCCACGGCGATGACCCCGCCGGCGATCCCCAGTCCCCAGCCGAGGAGCGTCCAGCCCGTGACGGGATCGTACCGCTCCACTACAGAAACGCCCCCTCGATTTTGCCCGCGAGTTTGTTAAACGCCAGCGCCGCCGCGTCCACCATGTCGTCGTATTTGCCCGCGGGAAAGGTCAGGAGCTGCGCCTCAAACTCGGCGCGCCAGGGGGTGGGCTGACCGGAGGCGTCGGTCGCCAGGATGCGGACGTTGCCCGCCTCGAACTGCGCGGCGAGCGGCTCGGCGCGCAGCACTTTATCCCCCGTGGGGCGCTCCGTGTGGACGGAGAACCCGGCGAGCAGGCGGCGAAAGGCGTCCCGGTCGGCGACCCCCGCCGCCCCCGGCTCCTGCTCGCCCCAGATCCGCACGGCGGGGCCGTCCTTCTCCGCGGTGGCGCGGAGGATACGGTTGACCCCGTCCGGCGTCGCGCGCACGCGCACCACGTCCTCGATGGTAAAAATCCCCTCCCGCGTGCGGCTCATGAGCACCCCCGCCGTCCAGTCGCCGTCCAGGGTGGCCGCCTTATCCCAGGCGCGCACGCGCTCCGCCACCGCGGGGACGGCGGGGGTGCCGAGGAACCACTCGGCCTTGAAAATCGCCCCCTGCCGCGGTGCCGGCCGCTGCTGCAACTGTCCCGCCACCCGCAGGGGAGAGGCCAGCGCCGCTTTCAGCGCCTCCATCTCCCGCGGGCCGAACCGCTCCGGGCAGAGCAGTTCCCCCTCCCCGCGGCGGGGGTCCTCCCAGCCGATCGCCGTCACGCGCCGAAACGGGTGGTCCGGCTCGTACTCCGCCGGCAGGCAGAGGTGCTCATAGCCCTCGCGCGCCAGGACGTGGCCGCAGAGGTCGTTTTCGTGGACACGCTGGGCGATGATGACGCGGGCGACGGTCTTGGGATCATTGCCCCGCGTGGACATCGCCCCGTCCCACCAGTCCAGCACCTCCTGCCGCCGCACCTCCGACTCCACCGAAAGAACATTGTGCGGGTCGTCCACCAGAAGGCGGTCCCCCCCTTCTCCCGTGACCTGCCCCGTGACGGAAGTCGCGATCCGGTAGCCGCCGCGGTCGTTATCGAACCGGATCTTGGCATTCTGGTCCGCCATCAGGCGGAACCGATCTCCCCAGCGCTCCTGATACCAGGGAGAGAGCAGGAGCCGGCGCATCTTGACCGAATCGCGGATGGAGAGATTGTGGGCGTACGAGGCGCACAGCCAGCGGGTCTGGGGATGGTCGATCCACCGCCAGGCCGGCCAGAGCACGCCGCAGATCGTCGATTTGGAGTGCCGGGGCGGCACGTTGATGACCAGATTGCGGATCTCCCCCCGGTCCACGGCCTCCAGGTGCGCGCAGATCGCCTCGATGTGCACGCCGTCCACGAACGGGTCCGGGTCCACCTGCGCCCAGGCCTGGCGCACGAACTCATGCAGGCTTCGCCTTGCCCGCTCCGTTTGGACCGACTGCCGGAGGCGTGAGAGCACCTCCGGCCGCGCGCTCCAGGATCGCGTCGAGGGTCGCGAGCTCTTCGTCGGAGAGGAGAGTGACATCGAGCGTGCCGGTCACGTTCAGGTCCAGGGAGCCGTTCACCGTCTGGGTGACGTCGAGCTTTTCCCCGTAGACCTCGGGCTTGAGATGCGCGAGCACCCACCGCAGGTGCGCGTTCTCCAGCTCCTGGATCGTGTCGATCTTCTTGCCCTGGTAGTACACGGGTTTGGGCGTACCGACCATCGCCCGCTGCATGGAGAGGGCTTCCAGCCGCCCGACAAACGTTCCCTTCGCCTCCGCCCAGTCGGCGCGGAACCTCGGGTCCTTCTCTCTCGCCTCGTAGGCCGTCCGGACGTGGACCCCGGCGACGTGTGCCGCATGCTCCACCACGCCCCACTTCTCCAGCTCGGCGAGGAAGATCGGCTTCCATCCCGGCTTGTGGTGGCGCTTCTCCCTGGGGTTTGTTGGGGTTCGGTGCTTACCTGCCATACAAGAGTGCCCCAGGAAACCCCAGGGAGGCGGCGGGGGATCAGAGCCGCCGCGCGGTCTCGCCGGTGGCGGTTTCCCAGCGGGCGAGGATCACGTCGCAGTAATGAGGCTCAAGCTCGATCGCGTAGCAGCGGCGTCCCTCCATCTCGGCGGCGATGAGCGTGGAGCCGGAGCCGACGAAGGGGTCGTAGACGTCGCCCTTGTGATTCTTGATCGGGCGGCGCATGCACTCGACCGGCTTCTGGCAGCCGTGATCCGTCCTCTCGCCGTCCGTCGTCAGCGGGATCTCCCAGAGGGTCGTCTGCGAGCGGTCCCCGCACCAGTGGGCGGCGGCGCCTTTGCGAACGGCGTACCAGCACGGCTCATGCTGCCAGTGGTAGTGGCCCCGGCTGATCACGAAACGGGGCTTGGCCCAGATGATCTGATTGCGGATCTCGAAGCCGGAGCCGAGAAGGTCGGATGCCACCTCGCTGGCATGCCGGTCGGCATGCCAGCAGTAGACGACGTCGCCTGGGAAGAGCGACCAGGCTTCGGTCCATGAGACGCGATCGTCGTTGGCGACTTTGCCTTCGCGGCTCGCCGCGAAGGCGATCCGTCCCGCGGCAGCGGCTTCGTTGCGCCATCCCGGATCGTAGTCGACGCCGTAGGGGGGATCGGTGACCATGAGGCGAGGCGTCTCTCCGCTCAGGAGCCGCTCCACGTCCTCAGACTTCGTACTGTCGCCACAGAGGAGCCGGTGCCGACCGAGCGCCCACAGGTCCCCCGGCGTCGTCCTGGGCTCCACCTCCTCCGGGATCGCGTCGGGGCCCGCGCCCTCCAGGAGCCCGGAAGGCTCCGTGAGCCCCGCGAGCAGCTCCTCCAGCTCGTCGCCCGTCCAGAGCGACGAGAGGTCGATCCCATCGGCCAGCGCCTCGGAGAGGATCGCCGGATCGTAGGAGAGATCGAGCTCCCCCACGCGGTTGTCCGCCAGGGCCAACGCGCGACCCTCGGGACTCTCCCCGTCCAGGTCGACCCGCTTCACGGCGACGAGCTTCGATCCGTCCGTCTCGACCACGATCAAACTCTCGTGACCGAGGAGCGCCGCCTGCTCGGCAGTCTTGTTCCCGGCGAGGATCCGGCCGTTTTTGTCGAGGAGGATCGAACGCCCCGCGCCGTAGGAGGAGAGCGAGTGCCGGAGTGCCTCCCGCCCGCGGTCGGTGCCCCGATTGGCGTTCCTGGGATCGAACTCCAGCTCCGCCAGGCTCGTCTCCCGGACCGTCGCGCCCCTCTGGACAATGACCTCACTCTCCGGGTAGACTGTATCCATGGAACGCATCTATTCCGTGACCGAGGCCGCCCGGTATCTGGGTCTTTCCGTGGCGACGCTGCGGGGTTACATTCACAAGGGCCGGATCACCCCGGACGTGCGCCTGCCGCGCGCGCACGGGTTCCTGCGCTCCACGCTGGAGGCGTTCAAGCACCGCCCCCGCGGCGCCGGCCGGCACTCCCGGAGGCTGGACCACGCGGCGATCCTGCGCCGCTACCAGGCGGGGGAGAAAGCCCGGGCCATCGCCGCCGACGTGGGCTGCACGACGGAGTACGTCTATCGTCTCGTGGGGCGGGCGCGTCGCGAGGCCGCCTGACGCGGCCGGGGGCGGGAAAGGTCCTTTCCCGCCCCCGGCCGCGTTCTCATCGGACGTCGGAATCCCTGAGCACCAGCACCCGCCGCAACTCCGCCAGTACCTGCTCCTGAAACACCAGCACGTCGCGAGCGTCGATTTTTCGCACCGCCTCCAGGATCTCCAGGTAGGCGCGCCGGCGCACGCTGACCGGCAGCCAGGAGAGACGGAGGGTGAGTTTCACCTGGGGTCTCCCGGGCCGGCCAGCCGGCGCGCCGCGGCGTCCACCACGGCGCGGACGATGGGCTGGGAGAGCTTGCGGATCGCCGGTCGGCCCGCCAGGCCGACCGCCAGGCCGATGGTGCAGGCGTGCTCCGGCACGGTGCCGTAGACCATCCCCAGGTAGCCGCCGGCCAGAGTGATCGCCAGCGCTCCGGGGTCAAAATGCTCGTGGGTGAGCCGGGGCCGGGAAAGCGGGCCGCGGGCCATCGAGCCCGCCAGCGCCCCCCCGAACGCCCAGCCGAACTGCTCCGCGAGGAACCACGCCCCCGCCGTGGGGTCCATCATCTCGTTCCCTCCATCCCTGAACAAGCGGCGCCAGGACGCGTGCTGTCGCGTCACTGTTCGCCGGGCGCACTGTCCGGGGTCTCCCGGATGGCACTCTACTCCTCGTCTCTCGTGCGACGAAGGAGGGCGGGGAGGGAAGCCAGGATTCGGCCGGGCTCGGTCGCGAGATCCTCGGGACACTCGCCCTCCGGCCGGGGCCGAAGGGTCACCGGATCGCGCTCCCAGCCGAAGGAGCGTTCCCGGTAGAGCAGCACGCGGGCCGGCCGGGTGTCCCGGACGTTCCGCATGCAGTCCAGCAGGACTTTGATCTCACGGGTCAGTCGCGAAATCAACCACGGGTGCGCCTCGATCAGTTTTCCCTCGGCTTTGCGCGCCGCGTTCCGGCACGCCGTGTAGGAAAGCCCGAGGCACCCCGCGATCTCCCCATAAGTATACTTTCTCGCGGCGAGTTTGGCAACGTCGGCCTGAACCCTGGTCAGGCGCGCCCTGCGAAAGAGCCACGCCATTTCCCTCCGTACTTCTTCATCACCGGGTTCGTAACGGGTGCTCACTCTCACAGTAACAATATTGGTCCTTTTGGGTCTTGCGTACATCGATCGATTGAGGGAGAATGAGGCTGTATCGACCGGATGAATGAGTATTGATGAGTTCACAGGAGGGACGGTGAGGAATGACGAACCGTGCTGATGAAAGGGGAGGGGAGATGTCCACCTTTTTGACGATCCGCGAGACGGCCGACCTCCTGAAGATGAATCACCAGTGGGTGCAGCACCTCTGCCGGGCGGGGAAGCTGCCGGCGGCGAAGATTGCCGGGCGGTGGCGCGTACGCCGGGCGGAGCTGCTCGCGCAGATGGGCGTGCGGGAGCGGTAGGGATGAGAAAATCGAGAGAGTTCCCGGTCGGCGTCGTCTACACGCTGCTTTCCGGCCGTGCGTTCTGCTCCGTGGACGAGGCGCACGGCGCGATCGAGTTCGTGCTGGGCTCGCCGGTCTGGACGCATCAGCTCGCGATGCAGTCCGTGTGGGATGCGGTCGCCGACGCGGTGCGGCGAGCCGTGCCCGCGGCTCGCCGCCTACGACGCGGGGCCGGCTCCCGACGACCGCGACCCCGTCGCCCTCGATGTCTGGGCGACGGATCGGATCGCCCGCATGGAGGCGCTCGTCGGCAGCCGGACGGTCGCCCTCGTGCCGGGCACGGATTGGCGGCCCCTTCATCCCCTGGAGGGGATCCCGGAGGGGAAGGGAATCCTGGTGGAGGTGGGTCCGGACGCCGCGGAAGGTCTGGAGCACGCCGCGCGCCTTTCTCCAGCACATCAACGACACGAGGGAGGGTAAGGGATCCCACACCCTTTAGGGGTGTGGGCATTGAGCCCAACCCGAGAGCCGGTGGGTCGACGTCTGGAGTGTGCGGGTGCTGGAGGAGGGGGAGTATTGATGCTCTGGAGGAGTGGCGGTGCAAGGAGAATCGATGAGCGTTTTTTTGGGCTGGTCCATCGTCGAAATGCTCGGACATCGCGTGATCGCCGGCTTCGTCTCTGAAGTGGAGATCGCCGGCGCCGGCTTCCTGCGCGTCGACCTCTGGAGCGAAGAGGGGGCACCGAAGACCACGCAATTCGTCGCGCCCGCGTCCGTCTACTGCATAACCCCGACGACTGAAGAAATCGTGCGGGAACGGATGCAGCCCCGCCCCATCGCGCGGCTGGCGCTTCCGGTTGCCGACCCACCCGAGGGCCCCGTTTGGGAGGCCATGGAAGAGGAGGAGGAAAAGGATCCCTTCGGATGATTGCCGTTGCGACCGACGTAAGACCCATTATCGGAAGTTGCAGTTAGGGGAAGTCCGCGACCGGCCCCTCCCGATTGAGCGGGGGGATTTCCAGGGACCGAAGGCCCAGCGCGTGCCGCCCCACGCGCAGACTGTTCAGGGCAGCATTCCGGTGACCCTCCAGTTCCAGACGGCAGGGGGATGAGGCGGGGGCGACAAGCGCCCGCACGGGTGGCGGGCGCGCCCCGGTCCCGCCACGAAATAATGCCCGCGGCATCGTTGGGGGGAGGCCGCGGGCGCGATCAGGGAAAGCAGGCGAAAGGGAATCACCCGCTCACCGGCTCGTTCGCCGCTGCTCGTCGATCATCCTGCGGAGGACCGGCCGCTTCGCAGACTCCGGGGCCGGCTCGCTCTGCACGCGTTTGAGCTCGACCTCGACGCGCTCCCGCACAGCCTCCCCCATCCGCCCCCGGTACGCCTCCGGGTGCTCCTGGATGTGGACCGCGAGAATCGAGAGGAGCGCGACCATCCGCGCGAGCAGATCCGCGTAACACTCCCAGGCCAGCGCCTCCTCCTCGGTCACCGGCAGGTCCCTCCGAAGGAGTGATTCCCGATACACCAGGCTCGCTCCTTTCGGGCAGGCGACCCCTCCCCCTCCAGAGGAGCGCCGGGCAGCCAAGGAAAAAAGCGAAAAAACATTTAGTTGATGGCTCGAAAAACTGGACGGTTGACTAAGTATCGCGGTAAAATAGTAGTGTCAGCGATCAGGGGGAGCATGACGAAAGGGGATACCCATGGCACGCACGATTGAGGGGTCGTTCGGGATGGAGCAGGAGAAGCGGATCGCGCGGGCGATCGCCGAGGGACCGGAGTACCGCTGGACGAAGGCGCCGCAGGGATGGGTCTGCGAGACTGCCGGGGGCTGTTACCTGGTGCACCGGAATTCCTGCACCTGCCGGGATTTTACCGAGCGGTGCTCGGGGACGGAGATGCGCTGCAAGCACGTGATTGCCCTCGCTCACAAGCTCCTCGCGGAGCAGGCGCCCTCGACCTGCCCGGTGGAGCGGGCGGAGGAGACGGCGCGGGCGGCGGCGCGGGCGGCCGCCCGCGCCGCGATCTTCGAGGAGTAGGGACCGGGGGAGGGCTTCCCCTCCCCTTCTCATCACTTTCGGCGGAGGCGTTGTGAGATGGAATATCTGGCGATCGATGAATACGAGGGCGACGGCCCGGTTCACCTGCTGCCGTACTGGGACGACGGGGAGTGGGCCTTTACCTCCCTCTGCGGCTCCATGCCGGAGGGCGATTGGGCCGCGCATAACCCGGAGCTCTCTCGCATTTTTGAGGAGATGAACCCGGAGGAGATGTGTCCGGAGTGCCTCCGCATCCGCGCCGAACAGGAGGCCGCGGCGGCGAGGGTGACACACGTTCCAGGCGGAAGCCAGGGCGTGACGGGTGCGGAGTTGGAGATGTGCCGGCAGGCACTCTATGCGGCGTGGCGTGCGGCTCAGGAGCGCGACGGGGAGCGGTGCGGGGATCCGGACGATTGGGAACCAAAGCCTTTGCGCTGACGGAGACGCGGAGGCTGCCCCCTCCCCCAGGAGAGACCCATGGCAATCGGACGCGAATGGACGGTAGATCGAAAGCTCCTGCCGGGCGAGGTGCTCATGGCCTTCCCCCGGTCGGCGCTCTACCAGGTTCCGGGACTGGAGAGGTTGCTTCGGCTCCGGCATCTGGACGAGTGGAGCGACGGCGTGACCTGTTACGTGGTGCTGGACGCGCGGGACGCCGAGGAGGCCCGGCTTCTGGTCCGCCGCGCCGCGGAGGCGCATGCCCGCGGAGGGGAGCAATAAGGAGAAGCCACCGATGACTCGAATCCATGGCAGGTGGTTTTCCATCGACTCCGAGCGCCTGGAGGCGCTCGCCGCGGCAACGGGACTGACTCTGGAGGGATGTCGTCAGCTACTCATCGACACTCCCTGGATAGAAGCCCGGGACCATCAGCGGTGGCTGGACACCGCGGATCTGATGGACATCGGAAACTGGCTGCTGGTATTCGCCGGGTCCGATCGATAGCGATCCACGTTCCGCACGGAAAGGGGAGGTCATGGACAGCAAGTACATCGTACCGTTGCAGGGACGGGAGTACCCGCTCTACGCGGGGGTGCTGGCGGAAGCGCACGCGCTCGGTCTCCAGTCGATCGAGACCCAGCTCATCCAGATCCCGAGCGACGAGAACGGGCAGACGGCGATCGTCAAGGCGGTCGTCCTGATGAAGGACGGGACCATGTTCCAGGGCTACGGAGATGCCTCGCCCCGGAACGTCAACCCCCGGATCGCCACCGCGCTCCTGCGGATGGCAGAGACCCGGGCGAAGGGCCGGGCGCTGCGGGATGCCTGCAACATCGGTCAGACGATGCTCGAGGAGCTGCCCGACCTGGAGGAGGGTGGCGCGGCGAACGACCCGGCCCGGAACGGGCACGCGAAGCCCGCGGGAAAGGAGCGCGCGGCGGCCGCGGTCGCGAGCGGCGAGCGGCCCCTCGTGGAGAAGGCGCCGGAGGGGAACGGCGCGGCCGGGTGCGAGGTGTGCGGCGTCGCCCTTACGCCCGGGCAGGTGAAGGTCTCGAAGGCGAACTTTGCCGGCCGGTTGTTCTGTCCCGCCCATCAGAAGGAGCAGCTCGCGGCGCGGAAGGCAGGCTAACGCAGTGAACACGACGACTGACGGCGACCCTGGCGACGGCGGCCGCCGATAGCGCCGCCGTCGCTCCTCAAGGAGGCAACGATGACCCCGATGGACCCCATCTGCCGCACGCTGGGCATCAGCGTCGATGAGTTCAACGCTCTCGCCGCGGAGGGCGGACAGAGCGTTGCACAGAGGATCCGCAATCGCTACGGGATCGAGGATGATGAGGACCTCGCAACCGGACTTTTTGAGCGGCGGGTTCTCGGATGGGCCGAGGCGAGGATCCTCCGGGATGACGCGATCTGGGTTCCAGACCCTGACGCCGAAGCGGACCTCCAGGAACTGCTGGCGAACCCGCCGGGCAGTACGGCGGTGGGCCGATACGTGTTCCCGGAGCCGCGAGACATCCCGGACGATGACGAGCGAGCGCACGAGTGCGAGACGGTGGACCTCCTCGTTTTCGAGGCCGTCCACCAGTGGCTGCGGGAGCGTGGAGCCCCGCAGTGCGAGGTGCGGCTGGGCGAGCTGGCGCCCGGCGAAGTCCGAGTCTATGTTGACCGTTAGAGCCCGGCGTTAGCCGGTTGGCTGATCGCCGCCGACACAGAGAGGAAACAACGATGGAACGGATCCTCATCACGCGACACCCGGCGCTGATCGAATACCTGCGCGAGCGCGGGATCGTCGATCCCGATACTCCCGTCCTCGCGCACGTCGGCGAGGACGACGTGCGCGGCAAGCACGTCATCGGCATCCTGCCGCTGCGCCTGGCGGCGCTGGCCGCAAGCGTCACCGAGGTGCCGCTCGACATCCCCGCGGAGTTGCGGGGAGTGGAGTTGTCTCTGGACCAGGTTCGCCGGGCCGCCGGCGAACCGGTGACCTACCGGGTGACCCGGCTCAAAGGACAATGAAAACCGCCGCGCCGCTGATCTGTCAGGGTCACGTCCTCCTGTGCGATCGGTGCGCGACAGTGGCGAGAGCCTCGAGCGCACCGCGAAGCTACTCACAGATGCCGTTGCCATCGGCACGCGGGTCCGCTACTGGACCGGGGCGAAGGAAGGGCCGGGCAAACGCGGGCGCATCCGCCACGGCTTCACGGTGGTCGGATCATCGGTGGTCGGCTGGGTCGACACGCACCCGGCGTGCATCGCCGCTACGCAGAGTGAGTGGGACGTGGAGGGCGGGACGGATGCCGGATCTTGACGGCTACCTGACGGAGAACGAGGTGCTTGTGGGCGGCCAGGTGTGGGAGGTCGAAGACTGCGAGGGTAAGGGCTACGCCTGCGAGGAAGAGGCGTGCGACCGGCTGGCCGTCTACGAGGTGAGAACGGGCGACGAAGAGGACTTCGCGAGCGCGTGCTTCTGCGAGGCGCATTTCGAGGCGTGGAAACGTGAGGGAAGAGCATGACCCTCCGCACAATGCCCAACGAACGGCCCGATGTCGGCATGTCCGAGCGGCACCGCCTCCGTCTTGATCTCCCCGGCTGCTGTCCGGTCTCAGGCAATCCTCGGCCGGGCAGCACGCTCACGCTCTCCTACCGGCCGGGAGAGACGGTGCTGGAGGTGTTCAGCCTCCACGCCTATGTGGAGAGCTTCATCGGCGGGCGTGGGGAAGTGCGGAGCATGGAGGCGATGATCCAGACGATCACGGCCGAGGCGGCAAAGGCCCTCGGCGTTCCGGTCGTGGGAATCGCCGATCTCGTGCTCTTTCCCTCGCAGGAGATGCGCCTTGTCTGCCGCGCCCGTCCCTGACAGTCCGATTCTCTACATCGGAGGCGACGTGGACACCGTACAGCGCCGGCGCGTGGACCTGACGGGGACGCGCTGCTTCACGGCGGCCAACAAGGTCAACAGCCGGTTCCGGAAGGAGGAAGTTCCACGCTTGCGCGTCCTGCTGGATTCGGGCGCCTTCTCCGATTCGCCCGAGGAGCGGCTCTCGCCGGCGGAAGCCCTTTCGCGGCAGCTCGCCTGGGAGCAAAAGGCGTCCGGCTTCTGGGGTGCTCCGTTTCATGCGGAGGCCCTTGTCTCCTACGATCGACTGATCGACGAGACGTGGGTAGCTCCCGATTCGAGCGGGGGAATTCGACGACGCCGTGAGAAACAACGCTGGAGTGCCAAAGCCGCGGAGGATGCCGTCTGCGAGACGGTGGCGGCGGCGGCATACCTCGCGAGCACCCGGGAGACGCTCGTTCCCCGCAGGCTGGTGCTCTCCGTCCAGGGAGTGACGGCCGCGCAGTACGAGGAGTGCACGGCGGGCGTGCTGTCCTCGGCGAGTCCCGCCGACTGGATCGGTTTCGGCGGCTGGTGTATTCTGGGGAGGAACCGGAAGTGGCTCCCGGTCTTCTGGGATGCGATGTGGCGCGTGGTTCCCATGATCGCCGAGGCCAACATCTCCCGCGTCCATCTCTTCGGCTGCCTCTGGAGCCGGGCGCTCGCCGGTCTCCTCTGGATAACCGACGCGCATGGCCTTTCCCTGTCGGTGGATTCTGCATCCCCGCTGCTCGCCGTGACCTGGGGAGACCTGAAGAAGTCGGGTGCGCGGCGTCCGACGTGGGAGGAGAACTGTGCCTGGTGGCAGTCGCACGTGGCAAATCTGCGTTGCCACCCGGATTACCGGCGTCCCCCGCACCCGAAAACAGAGGAACAGCTCTCCCTCTGGTCATTTCCTGCAAAGGAGGAACCGATGTCGCTCCGCATGAAACCTGCCACGACCTCCACGTGTCTCGGCTGCGGCACCGATCGGAACGTGGGGGAGGATCGGCTCTGCCCGGCCGACCGCAAGATCCGGGAGATGGCGGCGGCGAAGGGCAATCGGAGAAAACCGGACCGGGAGACGGTCCTGATCGCGGCCGATCAGGGTACGGCGCCCCCGGACCCGGAGACCGCGCGCTGGCTCGCGGAGACCGCCGCGCCCAACTGGCGTCTCCAGTTCGGCGCGGCGCTCCATCGCCGGAAGATCAGCGCCCGCGGCTTCGCTCGCGAAGCCGGGGTGCTCCCGGAGACCGTGAACAAGATTCTGTCCGGTCGCTGGCAGGGCTACATCCCGCGCGAGGTCTGGGAGACGGCGAATCGCCTGGAGCTGCTGGCGACGCCGACGAGCCCGTCGGTGCCGGCCGGGCGGTGCGTGGTGTGTTCCGGCGAAACAGGCGAGGGTCACGTCCTCCTGTGCGATCGGTGCGCGGCGGAGGGCGAGGCAACGGCCCCGTCGGGAGATTCCGGGCCTGCTGTCGGCTGCCATGCCGCGCGCGCGGCCGCGGCCCGCGCGGCCGCGAAACCATCCCCCAACCGGACCGAAACCCCACCCTCTGCCGGCCGGGCGTCGGAGCCCGCGGGCCTGCGCGAGCTGCCCGTCGCGCGAATCGACCCGGACCCCCGGAACGCCCGGCGGACGGTCTCCGGGATCGAGGAGCTTGGCGCGAGCATGGAGCAGCACGGCCTGCTGGAGCCGATCCTCGTTCGCCGGGAGGGCGATCGGTTCCGCCTGATCGCCGGGGAGCGACGGTGGCGGGCGGCCAGGCTGCTGGGATGGGAGCGGATCCCGGCCATCGTGCGGGAGGGCCCGGAGGACGTCGACCGGCTGCTCTCCCTCATTGAGAACCTCCAGCGCCAGGACCTCTCGCCGATGGAGGAGGCCCGCGGCCTCGTCGCGCTCGTCGACTCCGGGATGACGCCGACCCAGATCGCCAGGCGGCTGGGCAAAAAGCTCCCCACGATCAGCAACAGCCTCCGGCTCCTGAAACTCCCCGCCGAGGTGCAGGAGATGGCGGATCGGGGCGAGATCCCGGGCGCCACCGCCCGCGCGCTCCTGCCGTTCGCCGCCGACGAGACGCGGTGCGTGGAGCTGGCGCGCACCGCCGCCGATCCCAGGAGCTGCCTGACGAGCCGGCGACTGGAGACCATGTGGCGGCAAGAGCGGGAGAAGGCGCGGAGTGGCGCGCACCCGGTACCGGCAGGAACCGGGGCGGCCGGACCTTCCGACCCCACTCCCGCGGCCACGAACGGCGCCCCCCTGATCGATGAGGAGGTGCGCGCCGAATGGGCGGCCGCCGAGGAGCAAAGGCGCGAGAAGCAGCGCGCGGCCGACCGGGGGTTCCGGCGGCGGCAGAAGGAGTGGGCGGCGGAGGCGGAGGAGCTGGAGACCGCCATCCGCGCCTTCTGGTCCTCCTGCCCCGTCGAGCAGGATACGCGCCTGGCCGCCCTCATCGCCGTCTCCGCGCTGGTCTCGGTGCCGGGGGCGGTGCTGGCACCCGTGCTCCGGGCCTGGGGGCGCGAGCACCTGACGGAGGTGCTGTCCGGCTGGGACGAGACGGCGGCGCTGGAGGCGCTCCTGGAGATGAGCCCGACGGCGATCTGGAAGCTCACGGGAGCGGCCCTCCTCGCGCGGGACCTGGACGACTGCCGGGCCGGACAGATCCCGAAGCGGGCGCGGTGGTATCTGGGGCGGTGGAAGGAGGAGGAGCAGGCATGAGCGCCTTCGATGACCTGTTCGCCGAGACGATCCCCTGCGGCTGGAGCAAGCCGCTGGAGTGCGCGTATCTCTCCCGCGAGCGGTATCCCGGCCGGAGAGAAGCAGCGCGCGTGATGACGGAGGAACTGATCGCGATGGGCTACCTGGATCCGGGCGACGTGATCGAGCCGTGGGAGCTATGCGCCGAGTGGGTGCGCTACCGCTGGCCGGGCGAGGAGGACTGCCGGGATCTGGAGCCGGGCCGGCACTACTGGCTGCCGAGCGCGGCGGGACCGGGCGCGAAGCCGGTGTGGGTGTGGGAGTAGCCATGAGACGCGAGAGACCTTCGCCTGAGCACCTCTCGGCCCTGGTGTCCTACGGGCTCTCCCTGGGCGAGATGGCCGTGCGAACGGGCGGGAGCGTTCCCACGCTGCGCGGCTGGCTCCGGGAGGCAGGGATCACGCGGCGGAGGCGGGGCAAGCGCATCGGCGCGTGGGGCGACGGCGCGAAGGGTGCGCTGCCCCGGCTGGGAGAGCGGCCATGAGCGTGACGAGGGAGCAGTGCGCTACCGCCGCCGACGTGCTCCGCGGACTCGAGGAGTGGTGCCGCGAGTTCGATGAGAGCGCAAAGCGGCACCCGGAGTGCTGGGGCCCCGCCGTCGATCAACACATGTCGGATGCCCTGCGGGTGACGGGGGACTGCCGGCGGCACCGGCTGCTGCGGGCGGCGGCGCTCGTGCGGGCGGCACGGTGGGTGCTGGAGAGGGAGGAGCGATGAAACCGTTATCCGAGATGTTTGTGGATGTCGAAGCGCGCAGGCAAGAGGACGCGAAGCGGTACGCAGAGCACGACGGAGATAGCTGCCAGCTCTGCGGCGCGAACGGTCATAAGTGGGTCGAGGGCTGGGTACGGCGGGGACAGGAGATGACCCCATGATCGCGCTCTCTGTGCGCCAACCCTGGGCCTACGCCATCCTCTCTCTCGGCAAGACGATCGAAAACCGCACATGGTCTACCTCCTACCGCGGTCCCGTCCTCATCCACGCCGGGAAGAAGATCGATGAGGAGGGCCGCGAGTGGCTCCGCTCCTGCGGCTTCTACGTCCCCGCCTCCCTCGTCACGGGCGCCTATGTCGGGCGCGTCACGATCACCGGCTGCCGTCGGGCGCTCGTTGCGGAGCGGGAGCGGAGATCCGGGTGCGGGAGCCCGACGATGGGCGGGAATTTTTGGGCGTTTGGCCCCTGGTGCTTCGAGCTTCGCGAGCCGGTGGCCTTCGCGCGGCCGATCCCGGGCCCGGGCCGGCTGGGACTCTATGAGGTCGAACGGGAGCAGGAGCCGGCACCGCTTTCGCCGGTCCTGCTCCTGTAGTCCCGCCCCCGCCCCCGGATCCGGGGGCGGGGCGAAGCGCCATAACGCCCACGATCGCCACCAGGACCGCAAGCACCGCCACCAGCGCCGTCACCACCCGCACCCTTCGGCCCATCCCCTCCCCGACCCGCTCCAGCGCCACAACCTGTCGCGCGAGCGCCGTCACCTCCCTGCGGACCTCGGCCGTCCCCTCCGCGATCAGCGCGGGGATCCGGTCCCGGAGGGCCTGCTCCAGCGTCCCTACCCGGTGGATGAGCTGGAGGTTCTCCCGGCGCAGTTGTTCCTTCTCCTCGCGCTCCGCCGCGAACTGCTCGCGGATGAGCGCCAGGATCGCCGCCTCGCCCTCCTCTCCCGGACCCACCCCCGGATCCACCCCCGGATCCACCTCCGGATCCGGGGGTGGATCCGGTGCCGGTTTCCGTGCGGAAATCCTGGACCGGCAGCCCGGATCCGGCCCCGGGCCCGCCCCCGGATCCGGGGGCGGGACGAGCGCGCCGGCGCCGATCCAGACCCGCCAGGTGAGGGAGCCGAACTGCTCGACCTTCCGCCCCCGGACCCGGCCGTCTTTCAGCCACTCGCGGACGGTGCGCTCGTTGCGTCTAAAATGCCGCGCGGCCTCCGGCAGAGAGACCCAGAGAGACTCCGGATCCGGATCCGGGCCCGGATCCGGATCCGGGTGCGATCCCGGCGAGGACATCGGTTCGGAACAGGGGTGTCGCATGAATGTCTCCTGCAGCCGGCCAGGAGGGAGTGCGGCCGCGGCGGCAGGAATCTACCACCGTCTCGTCCTGGCTCGGCAGGTCGGGACAGTCGCCCCCGCGGTGCGTGACGCCGCGGGGGCTTTTCTCTGATTGTCGGCGATCGGAAAAAAAACCGGGAATATTCGAGATATCGTTGACATCGTTGATATTGGATAGTATACTGATGATAACGGTGCTGTTGAGGACGGGGAGAGGGGAGATGGAGCGAGCGGTCTACCAGTTGACGGAGCGGGACCGGCGGAACGCGGAGCGCAAGGCGCAGATGCGGGACGCCGCCATGGCGGAGATCGAAAGCCGGCGTGGTGACGCCGGCTACTGGAAGCGGCGCCGGACGACGTTCGGTCTGGCGAAACGCGAGGCGGCGGCGCTCTCCCTCCAGGGGCAGCCGGAGTGGCATCAGGGGCGCGGCCAGGCGCTTCTCGACCGGCTCACGGGTCACCCGTATGGTGAGGAGCGACCGAACCCGGCCTACAACGCCGGCTATTACGAGGGCTGGCACGCCAGTCTGCACGGCCTCAAGGATTTCCTGGCAACGAATCCGAATTTCGCCGGTCTGGTGGACGCGGCCGGCCGGCCGGTGACGAACGCGGAGGTGGCGGCGTGAGCGAGCGGATGGTGGCGGTCACGGGCAACACCTTTCCTGTGAGGGACCAGCTCAAGGCGCTCGGCGGGCGGTGGGATGCCGACGCCCGGGTGTGGCAGGTGCCGGAGAGCCAGGCCGAGGCGGCGCGGGCGCTCGTGGCGAACGCGCCGGCCGCCCCCCGCCGCGGGGGTATCCGAGACTCCCACGCTCCTTCGCCCCTCCCCGAGGGGTGGATCGAGGTGACGATCGGATCGGGCTACCTGCTCGACGACGCCGGGGAGGGCTCGGTGATCCTGGCGAAATCCGGGCGCGGCGGCGGCCTCGCGCACAGGCTGCCGGGGGCAGCCCCCGGCTCCTGCTGGGTCGTGGCGGCGGTCCGGAAGCAATGGGTCCGCGAGGACGGCATGAGTTTTGGGGTCGGGGACGAATCGGGCTTCCTTTACACGTTTCGCCTCCGCCCGGCGACGGAGGAGGAAGCGGCGCCCGTGCGAGAGGCGGAGGCCGCGGCCGCCCGGCGGGCCGAGGCGCGCCGCGAGCTCGCCGCCCTCTTCGACCAGGTGGACCGCGACGGGACGTATGAACCCGGCTCGCACGTCCTCTCCGGTGAGGAGATCGAGATCCCGGCGTCGGGCCAGCGGATCTACGGCGGGGGGCGCTGGTTCGTGATCGAGGAGGCGGACGGCCGGATCTGGGCCGTCCGAAACAACGGGAGGGACGGCGACGACTGGGGCGCAAACAACGTCCGCACGGGCGGCGCCGGCGCCATCGGACGATTCGTGCCCTACGATGGGGAGCTCGCGGCGCGCATCCGTGCGACCGCGGGGAGGGCGAAATGATCTTCCGAGACGTGACGATCTCAGGCGGCGCCGTCCTCTCCCGCCGCGTGGTCGACGCCCGCGAGCTGGCGGCGCCCGCCGTCTCCCTCTGCGCCGGGCTGCTCTCCCGCCTGCGCTCGGGAGCCCTCGAGATCCCCCACGGTGTCGAGGGGCTCCCGACGTTTACCGTCCGCCTCGGGATGCCGGCCGGGTACGGGGAGGCGCCCGGCAATCGCCTCATTTTCTGCGTCGGCGCGCCGGGGGAGACGGCGTTTCAGTACAACTGCGTCATCCATGAGACGACGGAGCCGGAACCGGGGATCTACGGAATCGCCTCGATCCTGGGTGTCTCCGGCGCGCACGGGATGACGGCGACGGCGCTGGCAGAGATCGTGATGCCGCTCTACGAGGAGCGGCCGATCGTGGTGGCGACGGTGCTGCCCACGCCGGGCGCCGATCCGGAGCGGGTCATGATCGCGGCGGATTTCGCGACCTGCTTTGCCGCCGCCTGGCTGGAGGAGGGTCAGCGTGTCTGAGGATGTGCAAATTACACTGGTGCTTCCCGCCGGGCTGCTGGCGGAGCTGGACGATCTCCGCTGGCGTCTCCGCATGAGCCGGCGGGAACTGTTGCGGCAGATCGTGGCGGAGGGCGTTCGGCGCCGCAAGGAATCCCTCGCCGGCGGACAAAACACGGAGGCGCCATGACGATCTCGCGACGCACTCTCATCCGGATCACGGCGTGCGCCTGGATTCCGGAGAGGGACGCGGACCGCTGCTGGTGCGCCGTCCAGACCGATCGGACGGGAGAGCACTGGTTTCGCCTGCTGGGCGTCCCGTCCCTCTACGCGCGGTCGGAGGCGCCGGCGGCCTTCCTGCGGTCGCCGCTCGGCCCCGCCTGGCGGGGGCTGCGACTGGGGGAGGAGGCGCCGCTTTCCGCGCTGCGCGCGGTGCCCCGGAACGACAATCTCCTGGCGATCATCCGCCCGGGCGTGCACTGGTCCCTCGGGATTCAGAACGACGGGCTGAACCGGTTTTGCGGGCCGGTGATCTACGCGTACGCGACCGATTTTCACTGGCAGGCCGCGGGCCCCGAGCGGTACGAGGACCCCGAGCCGGCGCGGGCCAGGGCCGTCTGGGAGACGCTCGCCGAGTGGGTCTCCAGCCCGCTGCCGCCGGACGGCGCGCGGCGTCAGGCGATCCGCCGCCTCCTGGCGACGGGTCTGTTCGGGCGCGACGAGCCGTCGAACGCCCGCGTTTTCCCCTGGGCCGGCGGAGCGCCGGCCGATAGCCCCCATCGGATCGAATGGCACCACCGGGAGGGCCCCCGGTGATGGTCCACGCTCTCGTGGTGGAAGCCATCGGCGCCGACGGCCCGCACCGCCTGACGCGCCTGTATCGACGCCTCCTCTCCGGGCACCCGGTGGCCTACCGGCGGGTGCTGTTTCCCGAGCCCTGGGTCGCCCGGATCGTGGGGATCTGCCCGCGGTACGGGCTGGAGCGGGAGTTTTTGCGCTCGCAGACGGATTACACGCACGCGAACTCCACGGGATCCCGGGGGGTTCGCAAGACCTTCTGGCTGCACTCGGGGGAGGTCTACGAGGTCTGTCATCGCCTCACCTGGAGGCGCGTCGAGCGGTACTTTTGCCGTGTGGACGCGGCGGGGGAGAGAGTGCTGATGACGCGGGAGGAGGTTCTCGAATGGCTCGACGGGAGGGAGGCGGGGGCAAACGCCGCCTGGGAATCGACGTCCTGACGGCGGCGCGGCAACGCGTCGCCTGGGCCTTCGAGACCTTTCCCCGGCTCTACGTGTCGTTCTCGGCGGGGAAGGACTCGACGGTGATGCTCCATCTCGTCGGCGAGGAGGCGACGCGGCGGGGACGGCGGGTCGGGGTGCTGTTCATCGACCTGGAGGCGCAGTACCGGCTGACCATCGAGCACGCGCGGGAGATGCTGGCCCGCTACGCCGGCTGCGTCGAGTGTTTCTGGGTGGCGCTGCCGCTGAACCTCCGCAACGCGGTCAGCGTTTTCGAGACGCACTGGCTCTGTTGGGACCCGGGGGCGCGGCCGCTCTGGGTGCGGGAACCGCCGCCCGAGGCGATCGTAGACGAGGGATTTTTCCCCTTTTTCCGGCGGGGGATGGAGTTCGAGGAGTTCGTGCCGGCGTTCGCGGACTGGTATGCCGGAGGCAGGGCGTGCGGCTGTTTCGTCGGGATTCGCGCCGATGAGAGCCTCAATCGTTACCGGACCGTCGTGCGGGACAAAAGCCGCTTCGAGGGACGCGGCTACACCACGTGGAAAGGCGGCACCGTGGTGAACATTTATCCGCTCTACGACTGGAAAACGGAGGACGTCTGGGTCTATCACGGGACGACGGGCCTGCCGTATAACCGGATTTACGACCGGATGTACCAGGCGGGCCTCTCCATCCACCAGGCGCGCATCTGTCAGCCGTACGGGGACGATCAGCGGCGCGGTCTGTGGCTGTTTCACGCCATCGAGCCCGAAACGTGGGGACGGGTGGTCGCGCGGGTGGCGGGGGCCAACGGCGGCGCTCTCTACGCGCGCGAGACAGGAAACGTCAACGGGATGATCCGCGTCTCTCGCCCCCCCGGGCACACCTGGGAGAGCTTCGCCCGGCTTCTGCTCGCCAGCCTCCCGGAGCGCACCCGCGAGCATTACGAGAACAAAATCGCCGTTTTCTGCCGCTGGTGGATGCTCCGCGGCTACCCGAACGGGATCCCCGAGGAATCGGACCCGGCACTGGAGGCGGCACGGAAGGCCCCCTCCTGGCGCCGGATCGTGAAAGCCTTGCTGCGAAACGACTACTGGTGTAAAGGCCTGTCGTTCACGCAGCACAAATCGACGGCCTACGAGCAGTATCGCCGCGTCATGCAAAACCGGAGGCGCGAATGGGGAATCTGACGGTCGACATCCGCCGGCAGACGGAGGAGCGCACGATGGAGGCCCTGATCGACACGATTTGCGACCGGATCGAACGGTTGCCCGTGCCGGAGCGAATCGCGGCGCTCAACCGGGTGCGGCGCCGTCTCCAGGCCGTCAGCCCCCTGGCGGCCGAACCCGTGGACTGCGTGCTCTGGCTGCCGGCCGAGGCCGTCGAGGCGAACGACTACAATCCCAACACGGTGGCGAAACCGGAGCTGAAACTCCTGGAGCACAGTATCGCCGCGGACGGGTACACGCAGCCCGTCGTCACGTTCCTGGAGGAGACACGCCGGGAGGTGGTGGACGGCTTTCATCGCCGCCAGGTCGGGATGACGAGCCGGACGGTGCGGGCGCGCACGGGAGGCTATCTGCCCGTGGTCACGATCAATCCGGATCGCGGGCAGCGGGCGGACCGGATCGCGGCGACGATCCGCCACAACCGGGCGCGCGGCGTCCATCAGGTGGCCGGGATGAGCGAGATCGTGGTGGAGCTCGCGCGGCGCAACTGGTCGGACGCCCGCATCGCCCGCGAGCTGGGGATGGACGCCGACGAGGTGCTGCGGTTGAAACAGGTCTCGGGCCTGGCGCAACTCTTCGCCGACGGGGTTTTTTCCGAGGCGTGGGAGTAGCCCGTGTACCGGACGGCCTGTTTCAAGCTCCGCGTGCACCCTCACGATCGCCGGCGGCTGGCGACGGCGCTGGCGCGCTGGTCGGCGGGGATGGGGGAGGCGCTGGACCGCGCCCGCGCCGACCAGCGGGCGCTTCTGCGGACGCTTAGGCCGCGCGGAGCCGGCCGGTCGGCGCCCCCCGGGGACGGGATGGGAAGCGACCGTCCGGCGCGGTTTGAGGTGGATTCCCGCGCCCTGCACGCCCGGGTTCTGGGCTACTGCCGGGGCCTGCCGCGGGATCTGCACAGCGCGCTCGCCATGGCGCTGATCGTCGCCGTGGAGGGCCTGCTGGGTTCCTGGCTGGCGCTTTATGCGGAGTGGCTGACGAGCGGCAAGCCCGCGGGACGCAAACCCGGGTTCCCGACGGTCGCTGCGGGCACGGCGCGGGGGGCGCGGGAGCGGTGGGAAGCCGCCCTGGACGCCAGTCGTACCGTCCTCACGCGGGCCGAGGAGGACCGCTGGCGGGCGGCGGTGACGCGTGAGGCGCGAGAGCGGCGCATGCCGCTCTACTTTGGCGCGGCGCAGTCGGGCGTGCGGCCCGGCCATCTGGCGCATTGCGGCCTGATCCGCCGCGCCGACCGCAAGTGGTTCGCGGCGCTGACCCTCTGGCCGAAAGGGGACCCCCTGGGAGAGACGCCCCGCCGGGCGGGGAACCGCGCGAACCGCGGCCCCCTGGCGAACGTCCGCTCCCGGGAGGAGTATCTCCCCGGCCGCGCTACCTCGACGATGCTGGTGCCCATCGAGATGGGCACGGGGCCGGGGCGGCGGCGCAAGCGCTGGGAGCGCCTGTTTCCGGGCCGGGGCACGCCCAAATCGGCGTTGCTCGTAGAACGCGACGGAGAGTATTACCTGCACGTAGAGTTCGAGTATCCACGGCGGGAGCCCCGCCCGACGAGCGGCGCGGTGCTGGCGCTCCTCCGCGGCGTACACACGCTCGTCGCGGGCGTGCTGCTGGACGCGCGCGGCCGGCGGCTGGCGACGACGGCCATCGATGGCCGGGACCTCATGCGGACGATCAGCGCCCTGACACGGCTGCGGGCGATCCGCCAGCGGAAGGGCCGGTCCCTCGCCGGAGACCGGCGCGCGGCGCGCGTGGCGGAGCATGTGCTCTATTCCGCGGGGCACCAGATCATCGATCTCGCCTGCCGCCACGGCGCGGAGATCGTGCTCCTGGAGGACCCGGGCCGGCGCAGGCCGACGCCGTTGCTGCGCTACAAGCATTTTTCCCGGCTGGCCGAGATCCTCGTCCAGTTGACGGAGGAGGCCGGGTTACCCCCCGCGCGCGTGCGGCGCATCTACGGCCCCTCCCTCACCTGTACCGCCTGCGGTTGGGCGCCCGGCGAGCCCGTGCGCGTGGAGGAGGCCCCGGCGCCCGCGTGCCCGGGCTGCGGACGCGACCGGGAGCTGCCGTTTCACGCCGCGGAGCTGCTGGCGCTGGATACCCTGCGTCTCCGGACGGGGCGAAAGGAGACGCGGCCGACGCTGCCGAACTACGTCAAAAGCGTGCGTCGAAACGTTCCTTGAAAAATCCCAGATGTCCCGGCCCCGTGCCGGGGCACCGGCCCCGTCCTCCTTCAGGGAGGAGAATGAGTAGCCTCAGGGCCGGGATCTCCTCCCGCGGCCTATGACCGGGCCTCCCCCGGCTTACCGCGGCGGCAGCGCGCAAGCGCGGGGATCGAACCCTCTTCCGGTAACGGCGGCGGGAGATACGCCAACCACAGCGATCAAAACAAGCACCGTCGCCCTATGGACCCCGTTCTCCGGACATGCGCTGGGCAGAGAAAGAACACCTGTTTGAGGTCGCGCCCGCGCGCGTGGGGGTGAGGCGACAGCTTCTCGAGGAGCGCGACGACCTTGGTCGTCGCGCCCGCGCGCGTGGGGGTGAGGCGAAGGCCTGTGGTCTCCTCGCAGGCGATAGGACGTCGCGCCCGCGCGCGTGGGGGTGAGGCGATCGCCGCCGAAGTCGATGGTGGCCCAGAGGTGTCGCGCCCGCGCGCGTGGGGGTGAGGCGAGCGAAGGTGGCTGAAAGACGCCAGGCTCAAGGTCGCGCCCGCGCGCGTGGGGGTGAGGCGGGCTTGCACAAGCTGAAGCCTTTCCGCAACGAGTCGCGCCCCGGCGCGTGGGGGTGAGGCGAGGTCATGGTGTTCCTCATGCCAGCCACGCGAGTCGCGCGCGCGCGCGTGAGGATGAGGCGGGCCGCCCATCGCCGAAGAGCCTTAGGCTCCCGGTTGCGCCCGCGCGCGGGGATCCCGTCAGGCATCTCGCGGGATCGGATGCCCGGCGTCCGTGAGGGCGTCGGAGAATTTCCCGCCGCCGATCTCCAGAAAACGGTCCGCGCCGCGAACGAGCGCCTCCAGCAGGGCCGGCTCCGTCTGCCAGGCGAGCGCCTCCATCGTGATCGCCGCCATCCGCAATTCCCGCGCCGCCTCCCGCACGCGCTCCTGCGTCTCGGGCGAGAGAATCGCCGTCGCGATCGGCCGCTGCGCCGGCTGCTCTTCCTGCTCGCGCCGGGCCATTTCGGCGAGGGCCTCGTGATCGAAGGGGCAAAGGGTCTTTAGCTCGGTGCTCATGGGGTCTCCTTCAGCAGCAGCGCCACGCGGGCGCGCAATTCCTCGCCCGGCGACATCCCCGCCCAGTCGCCGCGGTCGAACGGCAGGCGCTCGATGTCCCACTTCCCCGCCTGGGGACGGCCGAGCTGCGCCTCCACCTCGCAGTGCATGAGCACCACGCCCGGCTCGGGGGAGAGCGCGTAGCGCCGGCAGAGATCGGCGAGGACGAGGAGGCATGAGTTCCACTGCGGGCGCGTCAAGGGATAGGGCCCCGCCCTGAACGGCTTCCGCACGGCGCCGGCCATGCCGCACAGGGCCACCCCGACCGCGCCCGTGTTGCAGCCCCGGGTGTGCGCCGCGTAATCATCATCGGCGCAGGAGTCGTTGTCGGCAATCGCGTGCTCGCCGCGCGTGAGCCTGCCCGTCGAGTGAACGAGGATGTGGTAGTGCTCGACATCGACCGCGGAGGGAGCAGGGCCGCCGGCCGTCCAGTGGACGATGATTCGGCGGGGGCTGCCATTCATCCAGGAAGCGGGCACCAGGCGGCTCATGCGGGCATTTTCGCCGCCCGAGAAAAAAAAGTCAAGAAGGCCGGGGGAAGTGAAAGGATATTCCTCACCCGCGAATAACATGCTCCATGAGGAGGAACCATGGCGGCGGCAGACCCCGAGAATGACGCGCGATTACCCGATCACCTGAGAGAGGTGCCCGTTCCGCTCGTGCTGGCGGCGAAAATCGTCGGACGGCCGATCAACACGATGTGGAAACACTGCAACTCCGGACGGCTGCCCGCCACGCCGTTTCCGGCAGGCAAGGGACAGACGCATTGGCAGGTAAAACTCGGGGACCTGGCGGAGTATACCGGAAAACCCCTGTCAGCCGAGTGGTTACAGGTCGTCGAGGATTGCCTCAACTGGTCGCCGGGAGAGGAGGTCAGGCGTGTCGCGTAAATTCGTACGTTAGAACGGCTGTCTCCCCACAGAGACAGCCGTTCCCAACATGAACGGGCGCTAAAACACCAGTTTGATTTTACCATTTAGCGCCCTTGTCTGTCAACAGAACAGAACCCAGTTTGCTGCTACAGTCTGCCGCCTGCGTTGTCACTGGAACGAGTCGCTGACGCTCGCGGCCGCTGGCATGACGCGTCGCGTGACGACCCCGGAGGTGACGCCTGATGAAGGGTAGGGACGTGGAGACCACTCCCGGCGGCTTGGGTCGAGAGTCCGCTCCATTTCGCGGCGGCGGGTACCATGGAGAGCGAGCATGCAGGATGGTGTCTTCCGGTGACGCGGCGCGAGGCACCGCCGGTTGCCCCGAGCGGTCGCAAGGGTGGGGCATACCGGGCGGGCGACGGGCCTCCCCCTCCGAACGAGGAGCTCCTGGTCCCCGTGCCGCGGGGACTGTTTCTGCGCATGAACGCCGAGACCGCCCTGGTCATGTTCTACCTGATTTTTCTCCTCTGGCGCGCGGGACGGCCGGGGAGCTGGTTTCGACTGCGAGAGATCGCGGAGGGAGCCGGGCTGTCGCAGGAGAAAACGCGGCTTATTCTGATCGCTCTCAAACTGCAACACTGGGTGGAGGAGGACCGGCGGGGCTGGCGGCTGGCCTCCTTTGTTGCCGAGGATTTCGAGCCGGACGAGAGCTGAGCGGTGCGGCCGCCGGAGAGACGACCCATGGCGGCGCATGACGGACCGGACCCCAGGGTGACGATCCTCCAGATCGCCCAGTTGTGCCGCGTCCTCGTCGCGTTGCCCCGGCCGGCGGTGCGGATCGCGCTCGGCGCCATCGCCGAGCGCATGGAGGGACGGGAGGAGAGCCTCTCCGAGCTGGAGATCGCCCGCCTCACGGGGATGAGCCGCCGCCACGTGCAGCGCGGCATCCCACCCCTGGAACGCGGCAGTGTCCTGGCGCGTTCCAAGGGGAATCACGCGCGCCATGAGGAGGACCGCTTCCTGCTCATCCTGCCCGACGATCCGGCGCCCGCTCTGCCGCCCGCGCGCGCCGGGCCGGGCCAAAGAAAAAGCCGGGCCACATGGGCCCGGCCCATCGCGGAAGGCTGGAGGCTCCTGTTCCGCCGGATTCCCCCGGCAGGGGATCGGTGGAACACGAAGCCACGGGGCGACACTCCTGTCATCCCGAAAAGCCCAACCAGGCGCAGAAATCGTTCTCGTCTCCAGCTTACCCGAAATGACACCGGGGTGTCAATCCTGTCACCCCGACGGACCAAAAAAAACCTCCGCGCCGTGCCGGCGACGTGGACCGTTCACGTGTGGAGGTACCGAGATGTCCCGTCATCCGGCGCTCTCCGGCAAGAGGGCGCAGAGGACGTCGGTTAGGAACCGACGAGAGGTTGTTCGCCGCCCGACCGGGTTTTCCCTCCCGGCGGGACGGGATCGGATGGGCGGAGGCGCCCGATGAGCCGGAGCGCCCCGTTTTCTCTGCCGGACTGGCGTGACCTGACGCCGGAGCGACTGCGCGAGCTGTACCAGGAGCGCGAGTGGTCGATCCGGCAGATCGCCGTCCTCTACGGGTTCGCGGAGTCCTCGATCTGGAAGCGGCTCGTCACGTACGGCATCCCGCGCCGCGCGCCGTCGCGCACCCTGACCAGCCGCCGCGTGCCCGTCGACGTGGCCCGCGCCGTCGCCGACCTGCGCCGGGGCCTATCCCTCTCCGAGATCGCTCTGGCGCAGTGGGTGAGTGCCCAGACCCTGCGCCGCCGCCTGGCGGAGGCGGGCGTGATCCCCGCTCGCCGGCGCGGCTACGACCGCGGCCCGGAGGAGGCCTCCCGATGATCGCCGCACAGGCCGTCGCCTCGCGGCGCGAGGACCTGCTCCGCCGCGTCGTCGCGCTCTCCCAAAATGCCCGGGGCGCCTGCTACGCCGGGAACCGCTATCTCGCCGGCGAGCTCGGCTGCACGGAGCGCCACCTGGAACGCCTCATCGCCGCGCTGCGCGATGAGGGCTACCTCCGCGTCGCCATCCAGGGCAAACGGGGGGCTCGCGGCAACAAGTTGCGTCTGTTGATCCCCACCGAGCCCCCGCCTGCTCGTGTCGGGACTGATGTCGCGTCTGATGTCGGGATCGGGAGGGATGCCTGTCGGGACCGGCGGTGCCCCGCGTGCGGAGCCCGTGTCGGGACTGATGTCGGGACTGATGTCGCGTCTGATGTCGGGACTGATGTCGCGTCTGATGTCGGGACTGATGTCGGGACTGATGTCGGGACTGATGTCGGGACTGATGTCGGGACTCAATATGATCATGGCATGGATCTCGGAGAGATAGCAGCAGTAGATCCGGATCTCTCTCGCGCGCGCGCGGAGCGGGGATCGAGCGAGAGGCGCGATTCTGCTGCTGCTGTTTTTTCGACTCCCAATCCGGCCGGGGAGGCGGCGGTTCCCCGGGCGGCAGGTCAGGGCGGAGGGGCTGCGGCCTCCTCATCCGGAGGCTCCGCGCCGCCCGAGGGGGACACGCCGCCCGCGGGGGACACGCCGCATCCGGATGAGGAGCCGGCGTGCCGGGCGTTGCGTGCCCGGGGCGTGGACGGACCGGCGCCGGAGTACTGGGTGCGGGTGAAAGGGGCGGCGCGGGTGCTGGAGGTGTGCCGCTGGGCAGATTCGCAGCCATGGGCCACGGATCCCCGCAGGCGGCCGCGCCAGATCGTCGCGGCGCTGAAAAACGGCTACGGCGCGCTCCCGGAAGCGCTCGCCCCGCCGGCGCCGGGCCCGGCTCCCATCCCCGACCGCGCCGGGCAGCGGCAACATCTGGTCCAGGTAGCCCGAAAACGGCTCGATCTCTACGGCAAATCGTTCGCCCTGGAGAACCCGCCCTGGTGTCCGAGCCGGGGGGGGCCTGTGCCCCGCGACGAATGGCGAGAGGTGCTGGAGGAGGCGGCGCGTCTCACCCTCTCGCCGGAACAGGAAAACGCCCGTATCGCCCGCGAGATGCTGGCCGCCGCCGTGCGCGGCTGGAGGACGCCGGCATGAGCCCCGCGGACTTTCTCGTGGACCAGGTCGCCCGGGCCGGCCAGGGCGACGACGGGGCGTTCCGGTGGGTCGAGGCGCGCATGCGGCGGATCCTGGCCCACGGGGTCGCCTATTTCGCGCCCACGCCCATGGAGTACCCCGATCGCTGGCAGATCGCCCGCATCGCCCTTTTCCGGGCGTGCCAGAGCTACGATTGGCGTCTGGGCTCCCGGTTTACGGACTACCTCCGGACCGCTCTCCGGCACGCGTATCGCGCCGAGCGAAAAAAATACAGCTATCGCCTCGGGAGGGCGCGCTTTGTCAGCCTCGAGTACCTGGAGAGCGAGACGGATGCGGAGGGGGTCGCCGATCCCGGCCCGGACCGGTTCGCGCCGATTTTCGCGCGCGCCATG